CCCAAGCTTTTCCCGGACGCGGATCGCTCACTCCTGCTGGATATCGACACCATTGTGAACGATGATATCTCATTCCTCTGGCAGTTTGATATGACTGACGCATACTACGCGGCCGCCACTGAGATCGGCATGACCATGAAAGTCGGGTATTATTACTCTAACTTCGGCGTGGTCGTTCTCAACCTGGATTACCTCCGCAGTACCGGTATGGACGATAAGATCATCAACGCGCTGAACACCAGGTATTACCAGTACAATGAGCAGGACGCGTTCAATGAACTCTGCGGTACCGACAATTTCATTGAACTGCCTAACAGCTACAATGATAATTCAAAGGTATGCAACCTCACCGGGAAACCAGAACATTCCATAATCTCTCACTTTGCCTGCCTCAAGTCCTGGTGTCATTTCCCGGAAGTCCGCGATGCTACGCTGGCATCCGTCATGTATCCACGGATTGTTGTATATTCCGGCAACCGCGGATACTATAAGAACATGGTCGCCGCGGCAAAGTCTCTGCTCTATCATTCCCCGGTTGATAAGATCTATTTCCTCATTGAGGACGATACCTTCCCGGAACCGCTCCCGGATCTCATTCAGTGCATCAACGTATCGCACCAGAATATATTCCCACTGGATGGTCCGAACATCAACTGGTACTACTCCTACATGACTACCGTCCGCGCCGGCCTCACCCGGATCCTCCCGCCGGATACGTCACGCGTCCTCTGGCTGGACTCCGATACCGTCGTTGTCGACGATATCTCATCAATATGGAACTATGACATTACTGACTATTTCTACGCGGGTGTCGTTGATATCTTCACAGGTGGCCTTATCGTGGATCCGTACTACAATGCCGGCGTCATGCTCATGAACCTCGACCTCTTCCGTTCGACCGGTATGGATCAGCGCGTGATTGATGAGATTAACACAACTCACTACCAGCACCTGGAACAGGACGTGCTCAATAAGTTTTGTGCCGGTAAAATCCTCCAGATTCCGTCAACCTACAACGCCGCATTCATATCTGCAAAGTGTTCGTATCCTAAGATCAAACACTACCTGGACCGCGCAAAGGCAGAACTCCCGGCAGCACAGCAACCGTATACGTCAATGCCATGGACGGATATTCCGTTCGCAAACATGAAGGAAGGTGAATAATTTGTACCGCTTTGACATCATTAACCACTTTATCAAGGCCCGCAACTATCAGTCATACCTGGAAATCGGTACCCTGTATGGTGCGTCGTTCAATAACGTCCACTGCCCAATCAAGGTATCCGTCGATCCAGATCCCAACACACACGCTACCCACCATCTGACCTCCGACGCCTTCTTTGAGCAGTTCCCAGACGTTCACTTCGATATCGTATTCATCGACGGACTCCACGAACGGAACCAGGTGTACCGCGATATCCATAACTCGCTGCAGTGTCTCAATCCAGGCGGCGTGATTGTCCTGCATGACTGCCTGCCGACCTCCGAACGGATGCAGGAACATCATACCGAATCACAGTATGGTGAACCGTGGACCGGAGACGTCTGGAAGGCATTCGTGAAGGCCCGTACAGAACTGCCATATGAAATGTATGTCGTAAACGACGACATGGGTTGCGGCGTGATTGACACGACGTTCAAAAAGGTGACGAAAACGAACGACCTGCCGACTGATATGGACGACATGACCTATCAGCAATACGTCGAGAACCTCGGAACCTGGATGAACGTGAAGGGAGGTGTCATCAGTGCCGGATAAGAACGGAACAGGTGTATCCGACGATCAGATCCGTGAAGTCGTGAAGAAAAAACGTAACCGTGGGTCCGACTGGATGAAGGATCTTACCGCGGAAGGCGTCGGTATGGCACCGGGCGAGAACGCACGTTACGTACGACACGCACTCGCATCATGGAACCTGCCACCAATCGATATATCTGACCCTGTACAAGTACAGAATCGAATTGGCGAGTACTTTGAATACTGCATCAAGAACGATCGCAGGCCACAAATCGTCGGCATGTGTAACTGGCTTGGGATATCCAGACAGGCGCTGAATGAATGGGAAAATGGGGTCACGCGGGCCGCCACACACGGTGACATAGTTAAAAGAGCGCGGTGTCTGATCGAAGAAATGTGGGCGGATATGATGATGACCGGGAAGATCAATCCTGCGTCCGGGATCTTCCTGTCAAAGAACTGGTTCAACTATAAAGACGTCGCGGATGTCGTGGTCACTCCGAACAATCCGCTGCAGGGAATGAGTGCAGACGACGCAAGGAAACGTCTGGCAGAAGCGATACCAGACGACGAATAACAAAAGCGGGCACGGGAATGACTCCTGTGCCTGCTTTATATATACTACTTTTACGGAATAATATAATATATATATACTAACGACGTGACAGGTTGCTCCAGGGTATAAAGAAGAACAGGGGATTAACCCTGCTTCTTTTCACGGATCCACCGGTTCAGAGTCGAGAGCGATACACCATACCGGTCAGCGATCTCTTGGCAACTCATGATGTTGGCCTGGTACATTGCGTAGGCCTGGTCCCGGTCCTTATCTGTTCCGGATCGCGGCCTGCCTCCATGACGTCCTCTGGCCCGGGCAGCTTTTAGGCCTTCCTTTGTTCTTTCAGCAATTAGGTCGCGTTCAAACTGGCTTAGTGCGGACATGACTGTAAGCATCATTTTCCCAGTCGCTGTTTTTGTGTCGAGGTCTTCTTTGAGCGAGACGAGATGGACACCTAGCTGGGAAAGCTTTTCCACCATATCAAGAAGGTCCTTTGTGGAACGACTGAGCCGAGAAAAGGATTCAACGACCAATGTATCTCCAGGACGCAATGTCATTAGCATCATTTGCAGTTCTGGACGAGCGGAATGAGTGCCGGTCATTTTTTCATTAAAGATGCGTTCGCAGCCGGCCTTATTGAGAGCATCCAGCTGACGGTCCAAGTTCTGGTCTTGGGTAGATACCCGAGCGTAACCGATAATCAAATAAATCCACCTCCTTGCATAATATTATATCATAACTCTTACCATTTTGACAAGTAGAAAATGACATGGCAATTGAAATAAAATATATGCGGAAAATGGTTTTTATGCAGCAAAAAGAAGGTGCCGAAAAACAGTGTCATAGACGCTCGTCTTTGACACACGTACAATAAATGTAGAATATGGTATTTGAATGGTTTTTGACTATTAAATAATTGACTATTCGTTGCAATTTCGGATGCGGAGGCCAGAAGCATTAAGGCACAAAAAAAAAGGCCCGCCCCGGCCGGAACCGGAGCGGGCGAGAGGAAAAAATGGAATGGGTTATTCCAGGGTAATGTCTTCGACGATGTCGTCCTGGCTGTACGGTCCGAACAGTTCACCGTCCAGATCGTTGGCCTTGTCCTGGACTGCGTACTCAAAGTCTTCGTACGCGCCGTGGTCGTCGGATACTTCCTTGCGAATGATGTGGACTCCATCTTCAGCATTGATGAGAGCGGTATACAGAGTCTTTTCCATGGGTTAGTCCTCCTTCTTTCCTGTCGTGGCAGCCAGGTCCTTCCGGATCAGCTGCCGGATATAGTCTTGCTTTGACGGAACGGACTCCAGCTTGGAGATCACGTCTGCGTCTGTCTTATGGTTAAACTTAAGGTGATAAAACTTGCAGTTTGCGGAGTCGTATTTCCGTTGGGCAATGGTGCTGTTCTTTGGCATGGTGGATCCTCCTTGGTTAATAGGTGGGGACTTATTATACATCAGATCCAGGAATGAAATCAATCAGATCACCTCCTCGTTGTTTCGGTCCAGCTGTCGCTGTACTGCCCCATGGCGATCCTGGCGCCACGTTCGGTGTCGTATTCCCGGCGGAGGACCAGACCTCCGAGGCCGGTACGGATGACCAGTTCGGTCCTGCCGTTGTAGCGGGTCCGGATGCTTGCGGTGCATCCGTAGAAGTCGCGGAAGTATCTTTTCATAGTGGATCGATCCTCCAATCTCCGGCCTGGTGCCGGTTATGAGAACCGCTGTGCGGTTCCCAGGTACCGGGATCAGACTTCATCAACGATGTTGTAATAGTTCGGAGCGGCATCAATGGCCATTGTGTAGAATTGCTCATACGTTTTGCAGGATTCCCATGGAACACTGAACATGTGATGCATGTCGGATTCTCCGCCGTGATCGTCCTGGAAAAACAGGTACGCTTCAAAGCAGTGATTCCTGGACATAACGAGTATGCTGTGGTTCTCGTCAACCTGGTGTTCGGTGCAGAGGATGGTTCTCATACGGTTCATAAGTGTACCTTCTTTCTCCAGCTGGTGCTGGCTGCATGGTCCGGTTGCCCGGGCCATGAGTGCCAAGATCAGTCGAAGTATGCGTACTCCAGGTCGTAGTCGTCTGTTTCCAGGTTGGCGATCTTGACCTTTTCGGAATGGATATCCTGGTACCCGAGACCGTTCAGCCATTCAATGGTCTGGTCGGCGCGATCTGCTTCGTACAGGACAATTTCCAGGTACGCTTCGTGATTGCTGCTGGCGTTGATCGTTGCGCTGAAGGCAAGATCCCAGGTGTTCTTCCACTGCAGCACCTGGAAGAATGCCTGCTGCCAGGTGAATCCGTTTTCCTTGAATGCGGGAAACCTGGAGGTCAGCCGGATTCCGTCAAGGGTGTCGATCAGTCTCACTTTCTCCATGATTTTTTCCTCTCTTTCTCCGGTTGGTACCGGCCATGAGAGACCCGGAACGGATCTCCCAGGCGCCGAAATCAACCTTCATATTTCATCTGAGAAAGTTTTTCGTACATGTCATGCAGGTTTACTGCAAGGAACCTGGTTGGAATACTGTTCCCTGTTGCTGAGTACTTTTCTACAATTTTCTGGATCTCAAAAAGTGTAGACAGCTTAATGTGGCAGCGCGGAGAGAATCCTTTAGCTGGCGAAAGCTTCAGTTCGTAGAGCGCATCCGCAATATCCTTTGCGGAATCCGCAGGCATATCTCCCAGATCTTTCGGATCCGCTTTGGAAAGGTAGTCTTCAAGGATTTTAATGAGAAGATCCGAGAATGGTTTGTTGTTTTTGCTGAACAGCAGTTCAATCTTTGAAATGGTTGCTTTGAGCATCATGTTTTTTTCCTCTCTTTCTCCGGTGTCTGGTACCGGCTGCGACGTCCGGTTTCTCCGGGCGTCGTCTGCCGAAATCAGATTACCAGCAGCACACCTCAGCGGTCAGCGTACCGTCTTCATATTTCTGCCCGATCGCTGCGAACCGCGCCCAGGACTCAATGAAGTCTGCAAGCTTTTTATCTCCGGTTTTTTCCAGAACGGTGCTGTGCATTCTGGACTCACGCACCGGCTGTTCCAGAAGGAGATCTCTCGGATAGAAATACGTCGGAGCGAAAATCACTGAAGGATTTTTCTTTGCTCTTCGGAGTTCATTCTTGAACTTGATTGTGATCTCTGTTCTCATTGCTCGTTCCTCCTCTCAGTTCGGATATGCGTTTGCAAGTTCGTTCCAGTACGCAGCGCATTCCTGGTACAGGGTGATGTCCGGAACGAAATCTTCCGGATCGGCCTGGCGCCTGCTTTCGGCCAGTTCCAGGAGCATCTCCAGTTCGGTTGTCTTCTGTCCCCAGCATTCGGAGCAGTGGTATACATCTGCGATCCACTGACGCCAGTCGCCTGTCCGGTCACGTTCCTGCATCTTGTGGATGCAGTCAAAGTAATCCTTTGTTGTGAATCCCATTGCTTTCCTCCTATTCTTCAGCGCCTGGCGCTGACTACGGGATCTCCGGCGGAGGTCCCGTCTGTCAAGGTCAAGCTGGAATGATTGCGATGACGTCCGACAGTGCGATGGTTCTGCACTCATCCAGAATGATGTATCCTGGTTTCAGTGTTGCCGGTTCGATCTTGTTTGCGTACAAGATGCGTTGCAGCGTAGGTCCGCCGACAGTAATGATCTTCATGCTTTCGCCTCCTCTCACAATGTGACTCCGTTCCGTTCCATGGACACCAGTGCATTCCACAGCGCATCCTGTGCAGGAAGCGTGAGGTTGTCGAAGATTTCTGCGTAGTCCTTATTCTCGGAATTGAAGTACCGTTCAAGTTTCTGAAGCAGGTCTTCCTGCGTCATCTGGAATGACATGCGGTCTGTGTTCTCGTCGTCGTAGGTGAACGTGTTGCCGAAGAACGTGAAGTCAATGTCCTTGCCGTCACGTTCAAGGATGGTATCATCCTTGTGGTTGTGGGTGAATGTCATTTGCGTTTCCTCCTCTCAGAACTGTACCCAGTACTCGTCCGGCATGAATTCCAGTTCGTAAGCGCCATCTTCTGCTGGTCCATCCTCCCAATCGCTGTTGATGATTTCTTTCAGCAGCAGATCCGAAAGATTTCCTTCACCAGTCGTGCTATCGAAGACTGTCTCGCTTGTTCCTTCTCCTCCGTACACAAGGTTTCCGTGTTCATCCTCTACGTCCGGAGCGGGTGTGTACTGGATGATTCGGAGATGTGCATCCGGATGAGCTGTAATCCAGTCATGGATTGTCATACTTATTCCTCCTTCTCCAGCTGGCGCTGGCCACGGCATCCGGTGCCCGGGTGCCGTCCGCCAATGTCAGTTATCGATCGTAATCTCGATGAATTCTTCCGGGTTGTCTTCGTTGTAAACCCTTGCGGATTCAACCTCTACACGGCGCTGCCATTTGTAGAGTTCCGGATTGTCAAAGTAAATCACTCCGTCCTTTAAGGCCTTCTGTGCAGCTTTCACTGCGTTGCCTTTTCTGGCGAATTCCTTGTCAACCTTTACGCTTCGTGCGTTGCTCATCTGTCCGGCAATTTCAGTCACGTACATTTCTTATTCCTCCTTTCATGATGCGATGCAGGCGGAGGATGTCCACCACTTGATCGCTGCGTTGATCTGTTCGTCCGGGTACTTGTAGATCAGAAGCTTATTCAGATCTGCACCGTCCCGGAGGAACCCATAGCCTTTGCCTTCACGCTTCGGGTCCGGCAGCGTTTCACAGCCGGTCGCCGAGATAAGGAACCTGGACTGTTGCGCGTTCGCCGTCCGCAGGCCGAGGATCGTGCTGAAGTTGCACTTCAGCGGGGTAGGGATCGTCTGGGCCAGAATGTTCTGGCTGCAGGCAATTACATGGACCCGGGCAGCGCGTCCGATCTGGGCCAGTCTCTGCAGCAGCGGAAGGGATTCCTTCCGGACGGTTACCATCAGATCTGCCAGTTCGTCGATGATGACGTACATGTGGGATCCGTTGTATTCCCGGACGCCTTCCCGCTGCATGACGGAGAACCTACGGTTCGTCTCGTCGACGGCCCACTGGAGCGCCCGGATAATGTCCGGAAGTTCTGATGCGTACCGGGATGTGTGGGGAAGGCGCGAGTACTGCACCAGTTCCACCTTCTTCGGATCGATCAGTACGAACCGGACCTTCAGCGGGGACTGTGTCAGCAGCAGGGAATGGATGATCCCATTCAGCGCTACGGACTTCCCGCTTCCGGTGGCCCCGGCGATCAGCAGGTGCGGTTTCTCGCTCAGTTCCACAAAGGGTTCATAGAGCGATCCGCCCGGCGTCCGGTAGGCCTTCGGCATCGGATACACCATGTCTTTTTCCTCCTTCCTCAATAGGTGTCCACCTGTTTCTGATTCATGATAACATGGATTTCAGAATAGGTCAATACCTATTTCAGATTTTTTTTCGGTGACTGGCACCGACTACGACGTCCGGTCTCCCGGGCGCCGTCTGTCGAGGTCAGTTCAAGCCTCCTTTCCTTCGTATTCCATCCACACCCTTCCATGCCTCCGGCCTTCCGGCGGAATGAACGGTGTGCAGGGGATGACATCCTTCAGATGGTACAGCCATTTCACTTTCGTGTTCGGCTGCCAGTCGTAGGAAGACCCGACCGGGATCCAGGTCTGCTCCAGGTACTCGTCCCAGTCTTCCTTGGAACGGACCGAGATGATCTGATCGATCACTGCGTAGGCCTTCACGATCGGTCGTCCGTGACCGGTCTCAGCCAGGAGGATCGGTTCGCCGAGGAACCGGCCGAGTGTGTTCCTGTTGCGGGTCTCATACTGTTTGAGGTATGCAATGATATCATCCACAAAGGGTTCCTTCCGACAGTTGATGAAGATGATCGGCAACAATTTGCTCACCTGCTTTCTCCGGTGTCTGGCACCGGCTATGATGCCCGGCCGGAGCCGGACACCAGGTGCCGAAGTCAGATGTACAGCTGTGCATCAGCAATGTTCATGAAGTCGTCCAGGTCGAGCAGGTAGTACTTTCCGGATCGCTGACCCTGTGCGATGACCTGGCCATCGTCGACGTCGTCGATGTTGAAGAGGACTTCTTCATTCCAGGCCTCAAGGTATGCGGATCGGGTTCCGTTACCGACGTCGGTGGTTACGATGCTCTGGTAATCATCCATGTCAGTCACCTCCATCCGGCCACCTGTGCGATCTCCTGGACGTCTCCGTCCCGGGACAGCTTCCAGTGGATGTAGGCTCGGCAGAAGTCGGCCCCGGCGAAGCGCATCTCTTTCGGAGCGCGACCGCCGAGTACGTACCCGGGCATGTACAGGTCTTCCATGGCGGAGGCGTATACCTCGTTCTCGACCGACTCCAGGCTGTTCGGAAGGTCTTCCAGGTGTCCGTCCTGTAGGCTGTTGTAATGCCCGCCGACGATCCAGTTGATGGCGTAGCGGATGTTCCGCATTGCGATCCTCTCATGACCGGTGCGTTCGCCTTTTCCGCGGCCTTCATATACGAACTGTTCCATACTGCTTTCCTCTCTTTCCCCAGTGTCTGGCACTGGCTGCGATGTCCGGAGCGAATCTCCGGGCATCGTCTGTCAATGTCAGCTACAGGTCGGCAGCGTCACCTCCTGGATTATTTCTTCGTTTAGGATGTCCGCCAGGAAATCTTCGAAGGTCCAGTCTTCTACGTTCTCGTCTCCCCAGAACTCTTCGTACTGGGAGCGGAAGAAGCTTTCGTAGTAGTACCAGTTGGCCTCTTTGTCGTAGTAGACTTTCTGGTATTCGACGTCGATATACAGCGTGTTGTCGACGCAGTAGACCAGGAGCGGTTTCTGCTTGGCGATCGCTATCGGTATGACGTCTTCCGTTCCGGAGAAGATGACCTTCTGTGACAGTCTGTCGTAGACCTTGACAGCACCGGATACCGGTACGTGTTCGACAATAATGTCTTCCATATTTTTCCTCCTTCTTCAGAACCGGACTGGTTCTGACCGGAGCGTCCGGAGCGGATCCGGGCGCTGTGCGTCAGCATCAGTTGTTCCGGTACAGGTAGTCATAGACTTGTTCCTTGGCATCAAGCCAGGCCAGTTCATTGCGGTCAACCAGGTCTGTCAGCGGAGCGAATCCGGTCATGGCAGAGATGTCTGGCTGGCTGTCGTCGTACTGTGTCCAGTCTTCCATGATTCTGTCCTCCTGCTTTTATTCGGGGCCATGCCCCTGTCCTGCATCCACCGGAGCGGGTGCAGGACAGGAGGCCCGCCGGAGCGGGCCGGTCCTGTTAGGTGATTCGGAGCGGCCGGGATTCGGAGGCCTTGCTGAAGCGGGCTGCGATCTCGGGCAGTTCCTTCTTCAGCGCCGTGGTATCCACCCGGGTGCTGACCACCGTCTTGTAGGTGACCTTGTATGGACCGAATACGCCGGTCTCGGTGTCGCCAAGAGCGGCCTTGACCTTGTCCGCGGCGGCCTCGATGGCCGCGTCCAGTTCCTCGCGCATCCGCTTGAGTTCCTGGAGTTCGTCGATGTCGTGAATGATCGCCTCATTGTTACCCATTGTTTTTTCCTCCTGTTTTTTATTCGGGACTGCGTCCCGGGTCTGAATCCACCGGAGCGGGTTCAGAACCGGAACGGCCGGAGCGGATCCGGCCGGCCCTGTTAGTGTGCGTTGACATGAGCGGATTCCTGGAACGGACAACCATGACCGGAGCGGAGGCAGGCATCGCAGTTTCCCGGGCAGGCCCAACTATCCGGAGCGGGTTCCATGCCTTCCATGATGCATGTGAACGTAGCGAACCCGTACGGGTTCGGGCAGTCCATGCCATTCCAGATGGAATACATGACGGACAGGTTAGACGGAACGGATTTTTTCGTTCCGCCATGCTTCCGCACCCATTCATTGACGGCGTAGTAATTTTTTGTGTATGTCCAGAATATCCAGTCCGGATGCCATTTTGCGATCCGTACCATCCAGTCAAAGTATTCCACGCTTAGAATGTCACCGGAGACATGCCACCGGAAGAACTTGTGTGTACGCTTTTTGTTGATGTAGTTGTTAATCAGCATCATGGTTGCTGGCATGTTCTTCCGCATGAGTGCTGTATTTTCAGACCTGGCCTTCCGGACGTTCTCATATTGCCAACAAGCCTTGATGTCGTAGCAATAATTGATACACTCGGAACAGTTTGCGCAGGTGTATCCGGGCGCCATGCTGAAATTGTGTGTACGTCCGATCTTTCTATTGCCGGTTGAGATATGTAAACGCAGGTCTTCATATCTCATGGACATGTACTTTTCAATCAAGTCACCTAATACAGCAAGAATCTTTCTTAGTGTCTCTTTTGCGTACTTCATTTTTCAATCCACCTTTTCATATATTCGCCTTGACAGGCGTCTAGAAAACACGTTGCCATGCTCTCTAGACGCCTGTCATGCTTGCACATGACAGGCGGAGGAAAAAAAGCAGGTACATTCTTTTTCATGGCGTTGTTGTGCGGGCTTAAGACGAGACCCATTACGTCAAATCCGGAAAAGCCCGGATCCGGGGCTGCATAGCCCCTATGTCTTGCGCTTGTCGGGCGCGCCGGGAAATGCAGGGGGACGCGACCCCCGCAGGCTTGCCTGTGTTCGTACCATGGTTATTTACTTTTCAATGTTCGTCCCTTCCCGGTTTTCCGGGGGCCGGGCGTCGGTCTTTGTCGGGGTTGGTCCGCCTCCCGGCGTGGCCCCTGTTCCTTTTGACACCTGTATTGTATCATGGCTATATGGCCATATCAAGTTGAAAAACAGGCAATATCGGGCGATATCGGGCGATATCGGGCAAAAACAGGAAAAATCATATATAAATCTTAATCATTCTAATTTATTCTAAGTTATTCTCAATTATTCAAAGTTGTTTGATTTTCCTGCGTCCTCCTGCGTCCTCCTGTATCCTCCTGCGTCCTCCTGCGTCCTCCTGTATCCTCCTGCGTCCTCCTGCGTCCTCCTGTATCCTCCTGCGTCCTCCTGTATCCTCCTGCGTCCTCCTGCTGCCTCCTGCTGCCTCCTGCTGCCTCCTGCTGCCCCCTGCTGCCTCCTGCTGCCTCCTGCTGCCCCCTGCTGCCTCCTGCTGCCCCCTG